CGGCGAAGGACCTCACGGCGCGCGAGAGCCGTCCGGTTCCGAACCTCGGGAAACCCGGTTGACCGATGAGCGAGATCACGGTCCCGCGGATCTTGAGGGAACTCCGGACCAGGGATTCGTGCATGGCGTTGAGGACCGCCAGGCGCTTCTCTCCCAACTTGGCGAGCGCCTGCTCGGCGCCCTCGATCCGAATCGCGAACCGCGTCCCTTCACCGGGCAAAGTAGACCCTCTTCCTCTGGTCGACGATCTGCCGGAGGATTTCCGGCAAGTCGGTCATGAAGTCGGTGGAGTGCGGACCCGCGGACCTCCGCGAGATCCCGATCGTCTTCTGGTCCACGTCTTTCCAGAACCTCGCGGCGACGTACCTCGTGAGGAGCTTCACGTCGGCGGGGATGACGGAGTGGCCGGCCGTGTAGCCGATCTCGACGTTCTGGATCCCTAGGATCCAGCGGTTCGGGAGCCGACTCGTTCCGACGCTCGACGTCGGGCCGTCCTGCCTGAAGAGCACGCCGCGTTCCGTGTCGAGGATGACGTCCGCGGCCACGTTGTATCCGGCGGCGACGACGAGCGCCGTCCCGTTCTCGACGACCGTCGGGATCGGGCTCGCCGCCACCGGGATCTGCCGGAGCCAGATGTACGGAAGGCCCGTCCCGTCGTACTTCTCGGTGTAGGCGCGGAGGTCCAGGTCGCGGTTGAGCGCCTCGCGAACCCACTCCGAGCCGGCGGAGACGCAGGCGGCCATCAGGTCGTTCTGCGACTCGTTCGCCTTTACTCCGAGGCCGAGGTAGTTTCGGAACTCCTCGACGGTGATCAGGTCGGCCATTGCTTCCTTTCAACCGCGGACGGGCCGCGGCTTCGCGTCAGGCTCGGACGAGGCCCTGAGCGAACACGGCGGCCGCGTCGGAACGGTAGATGAGGAACGAACCGTCCCCGCGCTTCGCGTAGACGTTCGGCCCGACCGAGATCGAAGTCACGCCGGCGGCGTCGGACGCCGTCTTGTGCTTCACGGCGAGCTTCCCGGTCACTTCGTCGATCACGTCCTCGATCTTCGGACCGGCCGGTACGTCCACCGTCTTTCCCTTCTTCTCCTTCTTCGCCACGGTCCCTCCTTCGTCGTCGCGGGGAAGCGGGAGGCCGAGCACCGCGCCCGACCTCCCGATCCCGCTCAGGTCACTTGTAGTGGATGTTGTAGAGGACCCCCATTCCGGCGGGGAAGTAGTCCTTGAGCACGACCTCCTCGCGGATGTCGAACTCGTCGACCGGTCCGCCGGCGACGGTCTTCGCGTAATCGATCTGCTCCCATCCGTACGACGTTCCGAGTTCGAACGGCACGGAGAAGCCGGCCTGCGGGTAGGGGATCACCGCAGGCATGAAGAGGATCATCCCGCCCGGCATGTAAGGCAGGACGTTCACGCGGCACCGCTTTCCGGTGACCGGGTTCACGATCCATCCAACGTGATAGCCGAACATCACGTCGAGGCGTCCGGACTCCGCGGGACCAGGTCCCACGAAGATCGTCGGCCCTCCGCCCGCGGCCAGGAGGAGCGCCGAGAGCGAGTCCGCATCGGGTCCGCCGATGAGGATCTCGAACTCGTCGATCTTCCCCGAGTCCCACAGGGCGAAGAAGGCGGCCGAGATCTGATTGATCCGGCCGTTCGTCGCGGTCAGCGGCCCGTTGACGTTCCGCTTGTACGCGGAAGCGTTCGCCATCGTGAGCGCGATCATCCCGTCAAAGATGTTCGTGTCCGCCGAGGAGTCGCCGGCCACGATGGCCGCTCCGGTTCCGGCGAGCGAGGTCAGCGTGACGTTGCACTGCGTCACGATCGCTTCGAGCTTCAGGGCTCCGCCCGAGGCGATGACGTAGACCGCGTACGCGGCCGCGCCACTGACGGGAGCCCACGTGATCCGAAGCGCGTCGTCGTTTCCAGCCGCCGCACCCGAGGTCGTGCTCGCACCCTGAGCCGAGAAGCCGTCGGTCGCCGGGTTCGGGTTCGCTCCGGCCCGGCCGTTGCCGGCGAGCGGGGCGTCCGTGGCGCCGAGCGGGGCCGTTCCGGACCCGAGGGCGGCCGGGCGGTCCATCGAGATCCGGTTCGCGGCCATCAGCGCGATGGCGACGATCCGGACGTCGTATCCTCCGGCGGCGGCGGGGACGGTCCCCGCGGCGTCGACGACGGTCACGACCGGGGCAGCCGGCGCGGCGAGCGCCGTGATGTTCCCGCCGATAATGCACTGCTCTTCGAGCTTCAGGGCGAGGAGCGACGTGTTCGTCGACTCGCGGGCCCGGACGTCGTCGTACCCGGTGCCGTGCGCGACGGCCTTCCGAGTGACGGACCCACGGCACCCGACCTCCTTGAAGGTCGCCGACTTGTCGACCTTCGTGTACGAGATCGGATTCGTCGCCGCGGTCTCGGTCGTGGAGAACTTCGCGTTCTGGACCACGGCCGTGATCTGCTTCCACTGGATGTTGTCCGCTCCGGCTCCCACCTTCCGGCCGATCCTCTGGCGGAACGGAGCCATCAGGACGACGGCCTGCTGGATCGGCGCCTCCATGTTGAGGCCGGTGACGCCGGTCGCGGCCGTGATCGCCTTCTCGATCGGCGGTCCGGCCAGGGACTTCTTCACCGCTTCGAGGAGCTTGTCCCTCGTTTCGGCGCTCAGGGCTTCCAAGTTCAACACTGCTGTTCTCCTCGCGACTCGACCGGGTTTACCGGCCGGCCGCCTTGTGCGCGGCCTTGATGCTCGCTTCCACCGAGACGAGCGTCAGGACGCGCTTTCGTTCGGGGTCCTCTTCGGCGTCTGCGTACCGCTTCAGGATCGCGGCCTCGTCGACGGCGTTCACGGTTTCCCCTCCCGGCCCCAGGACCTTCTCGACGGGGCGTGCCGGTGGACGCCCGATCGGTGCGGGGAGTTTCTCGATCGTCTCGACGCGGTCGCCGAGCGACTTGACGGCGCCCCTCAAGGTGCCGACCTCGTCGCCGACCTTTTCCACCGCGGCGAGGATCTTCTTCGTCCCCTCCGCTTCGGAACCCACGACGGCCGCGGGCGCGGGGCTCGCGATCGCCGTCTTCTTCTTCCCTTCCTCTCCGTCGCCCTCGTCGGCGGTCGAACCGTCGCCATCGCCATCGCCGGTTCCGACTCCGTCGCCCTCCCCGTCGCCCTCGTCGTCGGGACATTCTCCGCCCTTGCAGGTCGCGCCCATCACGGACGAGGCCTTCACGAGCCCGTGTCCCATCGTGTGAATGGCGTCCAGGTTGTCCTTCATCTCCCCGTCCTCCATCACCTTCTGAAGCTGGAACGGGTTGAGGACCCGAGGGAGCGTCTCGACTCGGTCGATCCAGTCGGCGATCTCGGACCGCACCGCGGATTTCTCCGAGGTCGCCGTCCGGAGTTGATCGGCGAACTTCGTCGCCATGAACTCCAGGATCGCGTCGACGGCCGAGGTCAGGGTCGCCAGGTCGCCCTGTACCTCCTCGCCGGCCTGCGCGTCGTACCCGAGGGACTCCAGGGCGTACTGGAGGTTCCTCAGAGCGTCCATCGCCGGGAAGAGGACCATCCCTTGCATTCGCTTTTCGAACGTCTCCTCGGCGTCGCCGAGGACCTTGCCGAATCGGGGCGTCGCGAGCTTCAGGTGCCCGACGACGGCCTTCACCCCGGGCTTGAGGGTGATCGTCCTCATGTCGTCCTTGAAGTCGACGGGGTCGCGTTGCCGGAGACGGATCGTGTCGCCGGCCTCGGGCTCGTCGACCTTCGAAGACTTGAACCCGTTCTTTTCCGCCCACGCCTTCGCCTCGTCGACGGAGAATTTCTCCTTGTCGAAGATGAGCGTCTGGACGGTCGTCGGCTCCTTCTCCGCCTTTTCGACGACGGGAACCGGAACGGGCGGAACGTCGGCGCGCTTCACGACGGAGAAGACGGCCGAGGGACACGCCGGCCGGTCGACCAGGGAGATCTCGACCAGGTCGTACTCGGTGATCTTCCGGACCTTCTTCCCGTCGACCTCGACGGTCTCCCACGCCTTCGGGATCCCGCCGATGGACACGCCGACGTAGACGGCCTCGCGGCACTTCTTCCCCGCGTCGGCGTCCACGACCTTGAGGTCGACGTCGATCGCGTCGTCCTCCGCGTCGTGGTACCAGGCAAGCATCTTGCCGGCGGCGCTCGCTCGGTGCATTTCCCGGACGTTGCCCTTCGACTTTCCGCCCGTCACGCGCTCGAACCATTCGGCGCTTTCGGTGAAGGCCTTGACGCTCGCTTCGATCCCGACGATCTCCTTTTGCTTGTCGAGTTCCTCGCGGGTCGCCCTGGACGAGACATAGACGGCTCCGTCGATCTCCTCGACCTTCGCGAAGGGGAGGAAGACGTCGAATCGGCGCGGCGTTTCCGGTGCGGCTTTCTTCTTCATGGACGCTTCCTCCTAGTTCTTCCCGACGGCCTTGACCGAGAGAGTCTCGGAGGGCGCGGCGGTAGGCGTGATGATGACGCGCGCCCGGATCTTGTCGGGGAAGCGCGTGTATTGCGCGGTCCACTTCGTCTCGGTCGTCACGATCGCCGCCTCGCCCACGATGTTCCTCTTGTTCGTGCTGATGGGCGTCGGTTCGTCGGCCGGCGTGGCTCCCGAGGAGTTCTTGAAGGACGTGTCCGCGAGCAGTTCGTACGAAGTCGTTCCGTCGTCGTCGGTTCCTTCCAGGAAGACGGAGAACTTCGAGAGCGTCCCCGATCCGGTCGTGACCCGTACGAAGACCTCCATCTCCTTCAGTCCTGCGACGTCGACCCATCCGCCGGCCATAGAGGCGGTCTGCGCGGCGAGCGGTAGGATCTCGAAGTTGACCGCACTCATGGACTCATCCCTCCTTCGCGGCCGCGGCCGCCAACAGGTCCTTGCGGCGGAGCGAACCGTCCCGCCAGATCACGTACTCAGTACCACGCCGATCGACGACGGTGTCTCCCGTCTTCGGCGTCCTCCTCACGCCCCGGCCGATCTCTCGACCGATCGAATCGAGCGCCCGATCGAGGACCTTCTGCGAGCGCCCATCTCGCCTCACGGGGCCGGGACCTGGAGCGGGAAGATCGCCCCTTCGATCGGAGCCTGGTCGGGAACGAGAGGAGAGTCGGTCGTGACGGCGACGTAGAAGTCGCTCGACCGGTGACACGCGCTGATCGCCGGCGCCTGATTCTGGAAGACGCCGATCAGGTCCCACGCGATGAAACCCTGCTGAGTGATCTTCACGACTCGCCCGACGACGTAGATGGTGATCGCTGCCATCGTTCAATCCTCCGGAAGGTTCGGGACCGCGTCCCGCCTACAGTTCGGGTGACCGATCGGGTACTCCTCGAACTTCTCGACGGGCCACTCTTCGCCGTCGACGCCGTCGACCGAATCGTCGTGTCCGTCCTCCAGGCAACCGGCGCCGTCGTGAATGATGACCGTCTCGACTCCGCCCTCGCGGTAGGCCTGGACCGTGCCGCGGTTGAGCGCCGTGGCGACCTCGGTCCTCGCGATCATGTCGGAGCGCCACGACCAGAAGCGTGGACTCTCGATCTCCTCCTGGAGTTTCTTCTCGCTCCACCCCTCCTCGAAGGCCGTCGCGATCGTCTTCTTGAGCCGGTCGCGTGCGCTCGCGGGGATCGACCATCGCGCGTTCGGATTCTCGACGACCGAGCCGTCGGCGAGGATCCTCTTGCCGACCAGTTCGGCCGCCCGTTCCTTCGCGTAGGCCGTGGCCTGCTCGTCGGTGAGGCCGAAGGAGACGTCCGCGCCCGAAACGTCCGCGGCGAGCGTCTCACCCTCCAGGTAGGCGTCGAAGAGGATCGGCCGAATCGACTCGACGAACTCCTTCCACTTGAACGTGGCGTCTACCGCGTCATCGGTCGGGCCTTCGACCTTGAACGCGATGCGATGGCCCTTCGCGCTCTCGGGGTCGGGCTCCTGGTAATGCCGGACGACCAGGCTCGCGACGTCCGGGGCGACGGCCTTGAAGTGGGCCTGCGCGGCCGACCTCATCCTCCGCTCCAGCCGGATTCGGCGGCGGACGGCGACGACAGGACGCCTCGCCTTCACGACGGACCGGAACGCCCACTCGACGTCTTCCCGGGTCGTGGCGTGATCGAGCCATTCGACCAGGGCGAGCTTCAAGGGCGAAGGGATGAACGTCGAGGAGAAGCCGCGCCGGCGCTTTCCGGTCGCGAGCGACTTCAGGGCGACGGTCCGCCAGCGGCGCAGGTCGTCCGCCACCATCCGGATTCGGACCTTCGCCTGCGCCGCGGGAGGGAGAGGTACGTCGAGCGCACTGGCGGCCGTACCGGGCCGAGCGGCCGGGGTCGACGCTTCCCCGCCCATGACCGGACC